TTGCCGTTGAACGTATTCCAATTAGCTGAACTTAAATAGCCATCTGTTGACGTTGTAGCTTGTGTTATTGATAGCGTTCTATTCGCTGACAAATCACCGCCACCGCTTAGAGGTGCTGTCGTGCTTATTGTTCTTGTTGTTGGAACTTTGCTGCTATCTAAATGCTCAAGCGCATCATCTGCGTTCGTTCCTGTTACGGTGCTATCATTCTGAACTTGCGAAGTCTTTAATTTGCTGTGCTGCCATTGAAAAGGTTGTGGTCCTAATGGAGTGCTAACGTATATCCAAGTATCATCCACAGCAGGCGCACCACTTTGAAAGTCTACTCCATGAACTCGGTGTACAGTTGGATTAGGATAAGTGCCTGTCAAGTCACCACCTGCTGCACCACTTGGCGGAAGCGTTGTTGGAATAGTAGGCTTGTTAAGAATCTCACTTACTCCACTTGTGCTGTTCCAATCTGAATTAACCTGAGCAGCTGGGATAGTAGGTAAGTTATCTAAATCTCCATAGTCATTGCTAAAAGCCGTAGCTCCTAAATCAGCTGAGTTAGCCTTTAGAGCTACATCAGTTTGCAGAGCTATGATGTCCTCTTCTATAGAAATAATAACAGCGCAATCAGGTAAGGTTTCACACGTGAGCCCGATGTTATCTACTATTGCATACCATCCCTTTATCCCTGCTGCATCAGTTCCATAGTAGTAAGAATTGCCCGGTGCCTCTTCATCATTAAGTAAGCTAACGAATACCCCATTTTGATCTAAGCTCTCAATAAATTGAAGCGCTCCGAATCCATCGTTAGGACTATTAGTAGGTGTGTTATAGTTCCAGCTCGCAGGTATAGAGCATGCGCTCCAATCATAATCTAAGTTAAGCTCTATTATCCCTGTTACTCCGGTAAGCGTGTGAGTGTATTGCTCTACAAATGGCTCTGAGTTAACAGGGCGAGTAAGCACTACATCATCTCCGAACATGTGCCCTAAATGAATCTCGTTAATTAAATCCTGAAAGATAAGTGAGCAGTCAGTAATGCTCTCAGCTTGGTAGCTTGTCTTATCTTCTTTGTCGCGAGGTAGATCAGAGATAAATACCTCAAAGCTAAAGCTGCGAGTGCCAGGTGAATAGTTAATAGCGCGAGGCTTAACGTGCATCCATGGCCACTCTGCCTCCTTCTCTAAATCGGCTTGGCTAATCTCTCCATGCGTAAACCTTCTCAGCTGAAAGTGCCCTGCTGCGAACTGTCTAAACCTATCTACTATTACGTTGTATGTGTAATTGATTGTGCTCATATCTTATAGTGGAATTTAAGTAAGCTTTTGTTGCATGCTGTTAGCGTAATCCATCGCGTAGGTCAAATGGGTAAAGATGGTAGTAGCTCTCTGATTAGTTATGGCATCGAACTTAGTTACATCGCGTTCTGCCATCTCCTCTATCACGTGCCACCATTGGTAGACTGATGCTAATGTTTCACCTCTTCGGCTAACTGAGTTATCTCCCTCTTCAGCGTCTCCAGCTCCTTCTCTAAATATTCGGGTGTACTGCTCACTAAATCGTTTCTGAGTGTCGAAAAAAAAAGCAGCGCAGCATTAACATTGGCTAAGTTTAGCTTCCTCATTTGAGGCACGTACTTAAGATGCACATCACTATCATACTCCTCTATTTTATACTGCAGATTAATCTCAGCTGTTACCGGTCTATAGAGAATGCACATTAGCTCAGGTAATTGGTTAGGAAAGTTCTTGCTGAACTCAGATAGATCTAACCACTCTCCAAAGGTCATGCTCTTAAGGTTAGGATGAAAGCCGAACTTCACACCATCAATATCTATAAATTGTTTAAATACCTTCTCATCTTGGCGCAGGCCATTAGAGTAAGATGCTACTATCTTCTCAACAGTAGCCATGTCTATCTTCCTAATATCATCTCTCTTCAATCCTGTTATTGCCTGAATTTGGCTGATGCTATCAGTTCCGGCATTAAGGAAATCTACATACGTGCCTAATGTCTGATCACTGTACTTAGTGCTTATTATTTTCTCGCTCATGATTAAATATTTGTACCGTCTATGGTTATGTTAATGCTCTTTATCTCAGTGCTCAGCTCTTGCCTCTCTATGTAACCTCTGCCCTTGCCTTGTGTCTTAAGGTAAAAGATTATAGCACTTGTGTTAGGTGCATCTTTAATCGTTACTATCTCACCATCGTGAGTTAATGCCTGGCGCTCTGCTCCCTCCATGAGCTTCTTAAGCTGCGATTCTGCAAAGTCTAAAGCTACATTCTTAAGTGATGCTACAGCTGCACTATACTCAGCATCATCTTTGAGCCAAGCGTAATGCGTCTCTCTTCGTATGCCTATCTTCTCAGCTGCCTCAGTTACATTACCTAAGCTTGAGGTAAGTGCCTGAATCATAGCATCTTTTTTAATCGTTAGATTTTGTGGTTGCTCCTCACTCATGCTAACTTGTTCTTAAAGTGTGTTATTAACTGCTCCATCTTAGAGTCATAGTATTTAGCAAAGGTAGTAAATCCCTCACTATCAGCCTCATAAACTCTAAACATTATACCTCTTAAGCGTTGAGATGGTTTCTTTAACGTATCTTCTAACTCTGATTTAAGTGATTCTACTGCATCCAGCTCCTCACGTCTGAAGCTCTCATCTTTAAATGCAAGATAACCGAACTGATTAGCTGTACCAAATAGCTCAGCAGCCTGAGAAGGTGTGAGCTCGTTAGTGCCAAAGGTCAGTTTAAGAGTCTTATCTTTTCTTGTGCCTACTGATTCAAGCTGTGCTGGTATTAATATCATTGAGGTAATCTTTCGTAACTAAAATACTTTAAAAAGTTGCTCATCATAAAATGAGTGTTAGTGCTGCCACCTGGTGTATAGTCTTTAGTCAAAGCGTTATCCATTGCTATGCCTGCAGCAAGTGCTTTCTTAAAGTCTTTATGATTAATGTAGTAATCAATAGCCATTTGTTTATACCTCATGTGAGCAAAGTATCTAAGTCTATTCCATACTCTTTCATAGTGTCTTGGAGTAACTCATTAACTTTAGACAATATAATCTTTTCTTTACCTGATAGCTCATCATATTTGAGCTGGCATAATAACTGAGTGTTAAACTCATTTAAGCACAGTGCTAAGTCTAATGCTTTAGTGTGCCTTCTATGGTCATTAACATCTTCTAAGTTATCAAAGTCAAATGTAAAAGAAGCTTTCATAATTCGATTATTTGTATAATTGAGTATTAATATTTAACAGTTATGATCCACAATAAAGGCAGTCAGGATCCTCAGCACCTTCTCCAGCATTTAGAATCTTCTCGCACTCCTTATCAATTTCTTTATCAGTAAATGTAGGATTAAACAATTTTACTTGAGCCCTCAAAAAGTTATACTTATTATCATTCATAAGTTAGTTAGTTTAGATTATTAGTAACTTTAATACTATAGTTAGTGTAATAAGCTTGAGCTATTAGCTTATAGCAGTTAGCTTATTAGCTAAGCTATTAGCTAAGTTAATTAACATCAACAAAAGAAAAGAAAGAAAAAGAAAAAAGGTAAAAAGAAAAAGAAAGAAAAGAAAAAGCTCCCCCAAGAAAAACAAACTGCCTCACTCTTAAAAGAGTATTTGTGCGATCCAAGCATTGGTATTTTGCAAGTGTAGTCATTGGTTACTGAGCTTTGACTTACTCAGGTAATTGATGTTACCCATCTCTATAAATAACAAAACCCCAAAGAACGTATGCGCCCGTTCAAAGGGGAATTATTAAACCTTAAATCAATAATATGTCTAACAGTAATGATGCGCATGAAACAAATGTATTTAATATGTGTTACAAATTCTACCAATGTTAAAAACTATTTTGGCTGTTGAAAACGTAGCACAGTAATGTATATCCAAAACGGAAGCCATACAAAGCCTGTAAATACTACACCCATGTAAGCGTACCAATGGAAAGAAGATAAGTGCCTCTGATGTCTGTAGATGTTTAGGCATAGTATGCCAGTGTGCAGTAGGAAGCCTACTAAGTAGATAATTAATAGTGTCATAGTTTTTTACGTTTAGCTTTTCTTTTCTTTTGTATTGGCTCAGGAGTGAGCTCTAAGTTAGTTAATTCTATCAGTGCTTGAGCTGATTCTAATTTAGTTAGCTCAGATAACAAGCGCTGCTCTACCTCATCTACATACTTTTTAGCACATGGGCCACAGCTTGTACCAGGGTAATTTAAGTTAGTGTACTTCTTTCGCATCTCACCTATGACCTTCATATCTTGGCTCGTTACCTGATTCTTGCGCTTCATAGCCTCAATGAATGCAAGCATGTTCTCAATAACTAATCTATCATCTAAGATAGGCCATTTCTTAGCTGGGCAATCTTTAACTGCATACATTGCTAAGTGATCTATAGGGCAGCCACATGGCTTGAATAGATGCCCATTAAGCTCAGTTGGTTTAGCGAATGGATTAATAGCATTGGTAGGAGGTCCGCACGTTTTATATCGCGTGTTAAACACTTCGCAGTTATTGCAGATCTCAATCCTCGCAGCGTAGTTTTCTTTAGTCATATCTGTAGTGAATTTCTTAGTGTTACTTTAGCTTTCTTAATTGTCCGGTAAAGATAGTTCAAAGGTATGCCAGTCTCTTTAGCTAAGTCTTGGTAGCTGAAATCGTCAAGCGCATACAGAAAGAATAGCTCTCTCTCAAAGTATGGCAGCCTACTAATAAATATATCTAACTGCTCATTCTCAAGTCTCATCCCTACACTCTTGTTAACGTCATCTATGATATCATTCTTTAGATCACTTCGTATCTTCTCAAATCTCAAACGAGTGTAGTTAAATGAGCTGTTACTGCACCTTGCAGATAGTCTAATAGCGTTGCTAACGTAATTGTTTAGCTTGCCTCGGTTATGAATATCCTGCAATTTATCTTTATCACTTTCTAATATCTTAAGTAGCGTGTCATGTAAAAGCTCATCAGCTAAATCTAACCGGGTAACAGTTGCTGCTACTCTGCGCCATTCGGCATAGCATCTATTTATTTCAGAGGTGTAGGTACTCATCAATAATTACTTTAGCCTCATCAAAGCTCTTGCATGTAACTGCCTGATAGCCATTGTTAATAAGCTTTGCTTGCCAGTCTTTCTGATGCTGGCTCATTACACCCTTACTCGTTTTCATTTCTATAGCTAATCCAAAGAATGGGCCCTTAGCATTATAGATAAAAATATCAGGAAAGCCTTTTACGTATCCTGTTTTCTTCATCTTTACTGCTTGCTTCATAGAAGTTCTTACCCCTCCTGCAGATGCACAGTAAAGAGTGCCAGGATACTGAGCATTAACATAGTTAATAACAGCCTCTTGAATTAGTGCCTCTTCGTTCTTCATGTGCTCAAAATTAGTGTATTAACTTATCTGCTTTCAACATCTTATTCACATACTTATGCACATAGTATTAAGTGTGATATATTTGACTATCCATTTGACCTTTTGGTTTAGGTTAACATTGATTATTTGATTACAGGATAGGCTTGCAAACGTGCAGGCCTATTTTGTTTTATACCCTAAAGTGTGCTTTTGCGTATAATTTGAGGATATTAGCGGATATTATACGTTATCGAGTATAATTTTATTAGATAAAAGCGTACTTAGTATAGTTCCTATTGAGCTCAAAGTAAGCTCGCATCATTATAGCATCTGCTATATCGGGAGAGATTCCTCCGGTGCGCTGGCTAATGGTATCTTTAGAGGTAACTCTTAGCTTACCTTCCTTATCAGGATCTACTCTTCTAATCAATTCTAACTCTTTGCAGATATCCTCCTGCCATTTAATAGGAAAGGTAATCTCATTCTTATCTATCAGCTCGCCTAATCTAAAGTAACAATCAGCTTTTAGATTCATGTACTGAGTTCCTCTCACAGCTTTACTGCCATTCATAAACTCTCTGCATCTAAGACTATCTACCAGGCCACCTCCTACCCCATCAGCATCGGCAAGTACATTAGATAGCCTAACACTATACTGATTCATTAAGCGCTGTATCTCTGCTTTAACTTCATCCTGTCTCTTTTGCCTCAGTACTACTATATCAATACAGCTCAGGCCTTTCCATACACAAAGCACTGTTCTATCCTTTCCTAATCGCGCTATATCTGCAGTGATATATCCCTCACCTACGTTCATAGGCTCACGAAAGCAGCGCATCAGCTCATCGTAAAGATAAAGTCTATCACTGCTGTTATCAAATTCCCAATCTCCTTCTAAGAGTCTCTTTCTATCCGCTTCAGGTAATCGTGTAAGGCTTGTAACGTAGGCTTCCGGCAAGTGTATATTATCACCTGGCAAAGCTTGCACAAATGCAAGGTGCTCAGGTAGATTCTGATTCTTATAAGGTAGATAGAATTGGTTATAGATCCATCCCTTTGCAGGATTGCACGTAAGTAGAATCTTAGGCTTCAGATTAAACTCGTTTAGCTTGTACCGGATACGTGAGCAAACTACGCTGTATGCCTTCTCACTAATCTCAGTAGCTTCATCTAAAAATACATCAGTAAGCTCAAGGCCTCCTAAATCTTGAAAGTGCGGATCTGATGGATAGAGAAACAAATCGGCTAAGATTATCTCTGAGCCATTGCTAAACTTAATGATATGTGATTGCTGATTATAGCTAAAATCTTCGCCTGCTCTGAGGCCTATATCAGCTGCTACCTGAAAAAATGTATTCATGGTAGTCTTTTTTAGCGTGTCTAACTTAGCTCTGCCTATTAGGGAGCGTGTACCTGGGTATTTTAAGCGCCTAAGAATCTGCCACATACAGCCGAGCATAGTCTTTCCACCGCCTGCAGCTCCTCCGTAGAGGATAGTTTCACAGTCTGAATCTGCTGATAAGAATTTAAGTGCCTCGCTTTGCCTTGTTAGTGGCTTAAAATTGTAGTTTATTTGTCTCTCCATTGTACAAAATTAGGTACAATGATGTGAGTATCAACAGGTTTTAAGATTCTTTCTAAATTCAATTCCATTAAGTAAGCGCCTAATGGCTTAGGAGGCCTCATGCGTTCAACGTGAAAGCCCATAAATCCTTCATCATATTCCTCTTTATAAGATGCCGTTCTAATGTGATGCACATATCTCATATTGATTCGATAGCCATTACCTGGGCTGTAGCTTAACTCTTCTACCATGTCGGCATGGTGGTAAAGTTCATGCACGTGTCCGGTCCAAATGCAGTCAGCTCCATCTATCATAACACCCATTCTGTTATTCTGAATTACTCCCTTTGTAACTACTCCGCCACCTCCTGATCCATGGTAGTACTTTGTCTTAAAAGTATAATGGCTGCTCTTTCCTTTAGCCACTCGGTGTATCCACCAACCACCATATCCACCTACTAATACATTGGTGCCTGCTTCGCGATTTAAGCCACTAATAAAGCGCTCTATTAAGTCAGTCTCACAGTTCTTAATTATTGCAGTCTCATGATTACCATATCCTACAAATATCATTAAATGCGCATAAGGCTTAAACCAATCTATAGCAGTGTTCACAAGTGCATCTAAGTAGTTAGCTACATTGTGCTCAGGCAGAATGTCCTGCTTACTGCGCCTTGGATCGTACTTGCCCTGCATAGCGCAAAATAAATCACCATTAACAGCAAAGTAGATGTTTTGAGCTAAGCACTTATCTAAGTGAGCTTTGAGTAGCTTCCTGTCGCAATGGGGATTATCCCAATGGATGTCGCTCATCAATAAGAATTTATCAGCGCTTTCGCACGTTGTAATTATGACATTTCTACCCTCGCGAGATGATGTAATCATTTGTGATTATGTTAGATTTTAACTCCTGAAAATTCCTTTTGAATTGGTTGTATGGTACGTCTATTACTATTGCATTATCAATGCCCTGCATCAGCGCTAAGGTGCGCTCCCCTACGTAGTAAGTACCATCCTTTCTAAACTCTACTTCTGCCTGGATGCCTACGCATTGGCGAGCATCAAACATAAAAGGAATATCCTCTGCATAAGTAGACTCTAAGCCTATATCTTCAGAGTAATTCCACTGTATAATAGTGCAGCTGCACAGCTCAGGTAACAGCTTCGCATTTAAATCTATTGGCTCCTTTTTCTTTCTAAATAGATTCATGTTCAAAGGTTAATAAAAAAGCCCAGCGTAGTGCTGAGCTTTTTAAGTTAGTTACTAACACCTACTTGTTAGTGGAAGAAATTGCTATTCTATTGTTTCACCTATAGTAATTTGCTTAGTTTCATACGCGCCTCGGTTATCTAATGGAATAAATCCGCTACCGTTACCATGTACTACCTTCATGAAATCTACCTCTACTTTAGCGCTATTAACAATTACTTGCGCTACATCTGCTATAGTCTTTGCTTTATCCATCTCAATATCCCCATCTTTAAGCGCTTCTATTACTTCAAAGAGGTGATTTCTTAAATCTTCAATTTTGTTTCTGGCCATTGTTTATTTGTTTTTTAAGTTTTTTAAGTGTTTTCATTGCAAATCTTAAATCTGCAGGGTATCTAACTATGCTATTTCTTCTCATTACATCAGCATAAGAAAGGCATTCAAGATTACTAAGCTCATAATTTAGCTGATTGTTATCCTTAAATACTATTTTATGCTTTGCCGGAACGGGACCATTAGCACTTTCCCATACCAAAATATGCACACCTTTCCAAGTTTTAGGCTCTGCTACCTTGCGCTCTACATATCCATCTTTAGTAATACGCTCACTACCTATAGGCCTATAATTGTGAGGCTTGCTACCTTTTTTAAACATTGTTGGAGCACATTTGTTATAGGTAGAGACAGCTACTTTCTTTCCTTTGTTAGCAGGCACATGGCCCTTAGCGTAACGGTGTAACTTAGAATTTTCTTTTAGCTTTACCGAAGTCTTAGCCATTACTTTATCATGGTGCAGCTTGCTCTTTTTGATGTCAAGAGCATAAGCCTTACCATACGTTCCGCTAATACTTCTATTTAAAGCTATGGCCACATCTTGAGTAAAGTTATCAGGATAGTGCTTAGCCAGGTATTCTATTTCCTCAGCAGTCCAATCTTTTGCCATTAGAAATCTAATTTGATTTGGTTAGCAGCGTATCTCATAAGAGTCTTATTAACTAAACTATCATAGTATTTCTGCATGCCATCCCTGGTAGCTTGAATAGCCTGAGCTCTTTGTGTTAGGCTTGTAATCTGAGATTGTATTTCACCAATAGATGTGCTTTGCCAAAAGCCATCAGAACTGCTACAAATGCCATGAGCTCCAGTGTGTCTAAGCTTACTAATTATTTTACGTACAGTAACCTCGCTTAATCTTGCCGGCTCATGCCTTTGCTCATAGTAATCATTAACAGCTTTTGCTAATACTGCTGCTGTTTTTGGTGTATCATTTAATAGATCCACTACTAATGGTGCTGCCATTTGCTCTAACTCAGTTAATGGCTGTGTGTGTTTTGAAAAGTTTTCAATCATAACTCTCTTTGTTTATTTATTTGTTTAATAATATCAATATAAATTAATCTGCTCAGCTCTATCTTTTGCAAGCCGTCAAATTCAGCTTGTGCAGATTCACCTAAGATAACTTTGTTTGAAGCCTTGAATTTAGCCTCTACTTTCTGCTTGGCTATATCTTCAAATCTTGCCCATACATCAGGTGCCCACATAGATTTTTTATAGATGCCACTCTTAAATAGACGCTGGCAGTTGTACGGTGCAGATATCTCTACCCATATCTCTTTGCGCTGATTCCATCTATCTACATCCTGATGCAAAGCAGTAAGAGGATCAACAGGCTCAGCTCTTATAATCTCAGCTTCCGGTAAGATAAGAGCCTTATTTAACTCTCTCCATACCTTTGCTTTGTATTCCTCATAGCGCTTAAGCACATCGGCCATAAAGCTTATGCTGAATAGGTTAAAAGCTTCTACTCTTTCGAAGTCTTTACCTATAGCATTGTATAGGAAGGCATTTTGCCAATCCTTAATAGTTGTAGTCCGATACGTATTTTGCGTAAGTTGCTGAAGTAGAGTTACTTCAATGTCTGATGGTAAAGCTTTAATCGAATTGATTACAGCAGCCTGAGCTATCAGCTCTCTGAACTCCTGCTCATTTAAAGAATGTAGCTTAGGTGAGCTCACGCACTCTACTATATTCTTTTCCTCAGCGCTTAGTGAACGATTGAAGCTCTGCTGTACTGATGCGGCCAATTCTTTGCTCATCTTCTTTAGTTTTAGTTTGATTAATCTCACGTGCTCTCCACTGATCTGCAGCTGCTCGCCAGCTCTTCATGCTGTTCTTGCCTACTTTCCATCCATTGCTCTCATAGTGGCAATAGAATTTCTTAGCTAAGACTAAATCTTGCAGGTAGTCTACTACATCTGAGAGTGATGGGGGTGAAAATTTGGTAGAGGTAGAGCGCTTAGATTCAAGCGCCTTTACCCTCTCTTCCAGCGCCTCAATGCGCTTCAATAGAATTGTT